ACAGTGGGTATATGGGAATCTACCCTATACAGAAAACTCATGTCTAAAAAACTTGTGCCAAATATCAAAATGGGTGCTGCTGAAATCACTAATGAACTTGTGGGCGGATACGTCAAGGAACCCATCCCAAATATGTATAAATGGGTCGTTTCATTTGACCTTAACAGCCTATATCCACATTTATTTCTTCAGTATAACATGTCGCCCGAAACATACATTCGCGATCATAAAATCAGGATACCTGATGGTCATAAAGATTTGCAAGAAATGGTTTTGACTGGCCAGTATCAAAATGAAGATTCTAGATATTCGGTTTGTGCGAATGGCGCGTGTTTCAGAAATGATGTTTTGGGTATCATCCCTGAAATCATTGATGAATATTACTCAAATAGAAAGGTCATCAAGAATGACATGTTGGATGTGGAAAAAGACATCGAATTGATTAAAGAAGAAATGAAAAAAAGAAATTTGCTCTGATGGTCCTTTTGACTTGAACACGCTGTATAAATATACAGCGTGACAACAAAGGAGAACAATGATGAATTATCTAAAGCATTATATAAAATTGATACGAAAAAGACAGTCCAATTCTATTGAAAATGGTGAGAAGCATCACATATTCCCTCAATCTTTGTTTGGTAAGAATAAAAATGTTGTAAGACTTACGATAAGGGAGCATTTCGTCGCGCATAAATTGCTTTATAAAGCCTGCGAAAAAAGATACGGTAAAAAACACAATAAGACGATAAGAATGTTATTTGCTTTGAGGTATATGATGCTGGATAATAGAAATAATGGAAGCAGAAAGGAAACTTCTATGGTAGTGTCTTCTAAACTTTTGGTGGATATTCGCAGTATTCATCCTTCCATGATAGAAGGTGTTGGCGAAAAAATTTCAAAATCTAAAAAGGGTGTTCCAGTTCCATTACTACAGGGTGATAACAACCCTAGCAAAAATCCGAGCGTTCGTATTAAAATTTCAAAATCTAAGATTGGTAAAGAAAGAAATGATTTGAAAGGAAAAAGATATTTCGGTGCTAGTGAAGAAAATATTATCTTAGGCATTGAAAAAATGAGAAACAAAAAAATTGGTATGGAAATAAATTACCCGCAAAACAGAAAAAGTGTTCCTTGCTCCGTAGAAAAAGCAAAAAAGATATCCGAATCAAGATCAAAGACTAAAGAAAATTTTATTACTATGACAAATAGTGATTTTGAAGAGTGGATAGGTGCGCAAAAAATGTATAGGAAAGATGGTAAGAAAAACCCTAATGTCACTAGGGTTTTGGTTTGGCGAGGCATACCAATAGAACAATATTATCCCAAGGAGTGAATATAATGGATGTGAGTAATTTGACGAATGAAGAATTGACGTTGCTATACAAACAGAAAAAAAGAGAAGCTACACAATTGCACAATGCGCAGATGGCTATCAAGATTTCCATGAACAGTCTTTACGGCGCTACCGCTAACAAATATTTTCTATATTTTATTGGTGAAATGGCAGAAGCTATCACAACTTCTGGCCAGTTGTCTATTCGTTATGCGCAAAAGTCTATCAATGGGTATATGAATAAGATTATGAAGACGGAAGATGTTGATTACATCATATATTGTGTTGATAAAGACACAAGACTAAATGTTAATGGAACAGAAGAAACTATATCTGATTTGTATGATAGGATGAATGTTTCAGAATTGGATGGTGTTAAAAATATACAAGATAGAGATATTTTTGTTTTGTCATACGACACTGAAACTGAAAAGCGCGAATATAAAAGAGCGACCGCTGTAATAAAAAAGACCGCCACTAAAAAAATGTATAAGGTTTGGATTGATGATGAAAAATTTGTAGTGGTTTCCGAAGATCACAGATTTATAGTGAAAAGGGACAACGTTACCGTTGAATCTACTGTAAAAGAACTTCGCGAAAATGATGTTTTTATAAATATACATGGACACACAAAAGAAGGAGTGTATCAATGTATGAAATCAGTAACGGAACAGGTCAATATTGTATAGAATGTGGTAAAGAACTTGGCTACTTGGACCCATTGAAAAGAAAATTTTACAGTGGGTCTATAGAAGTTCAAAGTTGTTTCTCTACTAAGTTACATCCAAAATTTAAAAAGACTAGAAAAAGGTGTTTTGATTGTGCGGTGTTTAAGTTTGGTTCTATTAGCTATAAGCCAAATGTTCATCATTCGGACTTCACAGGATACCTATTTGATGAAGAAATAGATAAAAGTAATGTCGGGGTTACTTTAGAAGTAATGATAAAAAGGTATGGTGAAGATGAAGGCAAAAAAAGGTTTGAATCATATAGAAGTAAACAAGCATATTCTAACACCTTTGAATACAAAAAAGAAAAACATGGATGGACTAAAGAAGAGTTTGACGAATTTAACAGTTCTAGAGCAGTCACACTAGAAAATTTAACGAAAAAACATGGTTCTGTCGAAGGTAAAAAGAGATATGAAAAATATAAAAAAAGACAGGCATACACAAATTCTTTGGACTATTTCATTGAGAAGTTAGGATACGATAATGGAAAAAAAGAATATGAAAGGATAAATTCTGAAAAGGGGCTGACTCTAGAAAACATGATTAGGGTTCATGGTTTTGTAAAAGGTCCGCAAATTTACGAAGAAATAATAAGCAAAAAAAGTTCAGATGTATACCATTCAAAAATATCACAGAAATTGTTTGATGATTTGGATAACATAGTTGTAAACGATAATACTTTTTACGCTTCGAAGAATAATGAATTTGGAATGTGTTCTAATGATAGATATTACTTTTTTGACTATACCATACCTGAAAGGAAAAAAATAATAGAATTCAATGGTGATTATTGGCACGCAAATCCAAAAATTTATGAGTCTTCTTGGATTCATCCTGTCACTAAAAAAACGGCTCATGAAATCTGGTGTTCTGATAGCGACAAGATTGACTTCGCAAGAAAAAAAGGATATAGTGTCATGATAGTTTGGGAGTCTGATTTTATCAATTCACCAGACAAAGTAATACAACAATGCTTGGAGTTTTTAAATGAAAATTGAATATTTGGGTGAATATGAGACAGATTTGTATGATATTTCGGTGGAAGATAACAAAAATTTCTTTGCCAATGATATTTTGGTACATAATTGTGATACCGATTCCGTCTATCTTAATATGGCACCGTTGATTGAAAAGGTTTTCGGGACCACGGAAATAGACCGAAAGACTGGCGAAGAATTTCTTGATGATGTTTGCAAAAACAAGATTGAAAAGGTCTTGCAAGATGGTTATGAAGAACTTTCCAAATTTATGGGCGCATATCGTAATGCGATGTCTATGAAGCGTGAAAAAATCACTGATAGATCTTTGTTCGTGGCCAAAAAGCGTTACATCATGAATGTGTTGAATAGTGAAGGTGTGCATTATGAAACACCTAAGATTTCTGTTACTGGCATAGAATCGGTTCGTTCTTCAACACCAGAAGTTTGTAGGAATAAGATGAAGGAAGCTTTCAAGGTTATCATGAATAGCACAGAAGCGGAAGTGCAATCTTATGTCGAAAAGTTCAGGAGTGAATTTAAAAATCTTCCAGTCGAAGAAATCTCAAAGATTTCAGGGACAGATGATATTGAAAAATACATGGAAGGTAAGTCATACAGAAAAGGCTGTCCAATACATGTTAGGGGTTGCATTGTCTATAATAATGTGCTAAGAAGTAAAGGATTAGATAAGAAGTATGACTTGATCGGTTCTGGCGACAAGATAAAATTTGTGTATCTAAAGATGCCCAATCCTTTGGGAGAAAACATCATATCATTCCCGAATGTTTTGCCACCAGAATTGGATTTGCAGAAGTATATAGATTACGATTTGCAGTATGAAAAGCTATTCTTGTCGCCAATTGAAGCAATCGTAAATTCTATTGGGTGGAATGCTAAAAAAGTTGATAATCTAGAAAGTTTTTTTGGGTGAGGTGATAAATGAGAATTGAAGAAGAAGTGAAGCTTGATTATAGGGACGTTTTGATACGTCCTAAAAGAAGCACACTGAAAAGTAGAAGTGAAGTGTCATTGGAACGCAAGTTCAATTTTCGTAACTATCAACCAAGGTTCGAAGATGCGATAGAAGATTGGCATTATCGCGGCATTCCAATAATGGCGGCAAACATGGATGGTGTTGCTACTTTTGATATGGCTGACACTTTGGCTAGACAAGGATTGTTCACTTGTTTAGTGAAAACTTATACAGTTGATGAATTAGTTGGTTATTTCAATCTTGAACCTGCTGGTCTTTACAGATCAGACTATGTTGCCATGAGTATCGGCACAAGCGAATCGGATTTTCGTAAGCTTATATCGGTTATTGGTCGTGTTCAAGATAGACTGAAATATTTGTGCATTGACGTTGCCAATGGATATTCACAATATTTCGTGGAGCATATCAAAAAAGTTAGAAACGCATTTCCTGAAATTGTTATCATTGCTGGTAATGTGGTAACAGCAGATCAGACACAGGAACTTATTCTTGCGGGTGCAGATATAGTAAAAGTGGGAATCGGTCAGGGCAGTGTCTGCACGACACGAATTAAGACTGGTGTCGGATATCCACAACTATCTGCCGTCATTGAATGTGCAGATGCAGCACATGGTCTTGGTGGTCACATCATTGCAGATGGCGGATGTTCAACAGCGGGTGATGTGGCCAAAGCATTTGCGGCTGGTGCAGATTTTGTGATGCTTGGTGGTATGCTTGCTGGTCACGATCAAGGTGGTGGCGAGATAATTGAAAAGTATTACGAAACTAATGAACTAGTAGAAAACAGTTGGGATAAGCGTGTAATAGAAAGAAAAAGGTTTGTTCAATTCTATGGTATGAGTAGCAAGGCTGCTAACGACAAGCATTTTGGTGGCCTTAAAGAATACAGAACTTCCGAAGGTAGGGAAGTATTGATTCCATATAAAGGTGATGTGAATGTCACCATCCAAGATATTCTTGGTGGTATCAGATCTACATGCACTTATGTTGGCGCTGATAAGTTGAAAAATCTTAGCAAGTGCACGACATTTATTAGGTGTAATGACACGCATAACAGGGTATTTGAAGGAATGGGTAAATGAAAAATTTGATTATAGACTTCCAAACATTCGGTTTTGACGCAAGAACTTGCCCTGCTATCAGTTGTTCCTTATTTGTTTTTGATTGGAAGCGGTTTGGTGATAAGCCATATTCATTTCAAGAAATTGTGGATGGTTCGAAAAGTTTCAAGCTATCTGTTCAAGAACAGGTAGAAAAGTATGGATATACTATTGAACAAGAATCCCTTGATTGGTGGGGTGAAAGACTTCCGTCCATAAAAAAATCTATAAAGCCAAATATCACCGATTTGAGTGTAGAAGATTTCGTTCAAAATCTTCTGGAATATACGGATTCGGCTCCTAAATTTGTGTATTGGTGGACAAGAAACAACACATTTGATCCTATTGTTTTATATGGGTTGGGTTACAATGCAAAGCGCGATGCTGAAATGAAAAACGCTTTCAAGCCTTGGCGTGTCAGAGATATGGGGACACACATAGACGCCAAATTCAATTTCTCTAGCGATACAAACTTCATTCCAGTTGAAGATAGCGAATATTGGGCTGAAACTTATATACAATACAACTCTTCACATGACATTGCTGCGGATGTTTTACGTTTGCAAGCAATTTTCAGGGCAGAAAACGATTTGGAAATGGTGAAAAGATGATGAACACTAAATGGCAAATTCGATTTATGCGTATAGCAAAAGAAGTCGCTTCTTGGAGTAAAGACCCATCCGCACAAATCGGGGCAGTTATCGTAGATGACAATAGAAGAATATTGGCTACTGGATATAACGGATTTCCAAGAGGTGTCAAAGACGATGAAAGACTTCTTGAAAAATCAACAAAATATCCTTTGGTAGTTCATGCAGAACTAAACGCACTCATGAATTCGTTGTGGAACGGTGTTTCGGTAAAAGATGCAACACTTTTTGTCTATGGATTGCCGATTTGTTCAGATTGTGCGAAGTCTGTTGTGCAATCGGGTATAAATACAATAGTAATCGCGAAGCCCGATGATGGTATAAATCCAAGATGGGCTGAAAGTTGGAATGGTATTTCGCTTCCACTTTTTGAAGAGTGCGGTATTCGTGTCGTGGAAATGAGTGAAAAGGATATATAATGAAAATAGAAGTGACCATTGACGAGTTAAAGAAGTATAGCATATTCTTGGCGACACCGATGTATGGTGGTATGGCGACGGGACTATTCACAAAGTCGGTCGCAGACTTATCAGCGATATGTGCACAATATGGTATAAAAGTCAAAAACTACTTTTTGTTTAACGAATCTCTCGTGCAAAGAGCAAGAAATTACTGTGTGGATGAATTCTTGCGTTCAGACTGCACACATTTATTATTTGTGGATGCTGATATTGGTTTCAACCCAAAAGACGTTTTGTCTCTTTTGGGAATTCAAGTCACCAATCCAGACAAATATGATATTCTCACAGGACCATATCCAAAGAAGTCTATTTCTTGGGAAAAGGTGAAGAAGGCTGTAGAAATGGGGAAAGCTGATGAAAGTCCATTCAATTTAGACTTTTACACTGGCGATTATGTATTCAATCCAGTAAAGAACATGAAGTCATTTCGGATAGATGAACCTGTTGAAGTTTCGGAAGCGGGCACTGGTTTCATGTTGATACCGCGAAACGTTTTTGAGAAATATGAAGAAGCCTATCCACAATTCAAATATAAACCAGATCATATGCGAACCGAAAATTTCGATGGGTCGAGAAAGATCATGGCATATTTTGATTGTGGTATTGATGCGGAAACAGACCGCTATCTTTCGGAAGACTACTTCTTTTGCTGGAATGCAAGAAAAGTTGGTATCAGGTTGCATATGTGTCCTTGGATGCAGTTGCAACATGTGGGAACCTATATATTCAAAGGTTCCATGGCTGCTATCGCGTCCATACAAGCCTCCCCTACTGCAACAGTAGAATCAAATCGTAAGAACTACAAAAAGAAAACTTGACAACGGCGCTACAATAATGTAGTGTAGTGAAATTATACGTTAACTTTGTTATGAAAGGAAGAAAAATATGAATTTTTCAGACGAAACAATCACAATACTAAAAAACTTCTCTATGATCAATCAATCTTTGGTGTTCAAAAAAGGCAACACACTTAGAACGATTAGCCCCCAAAAAACTGTTATGGCAGTTGCGGAAATTACAGACGATATCCCAAGCGATGCTTGTGTATATGACTTGTCGCGTTTTCTATCGACATATAGTCTGTATTCTGAACCATCATTGGAATTTGGTGATAAATACTTCACGATTTCACAAGATCGCCGCAAGACAAAATATACATATGCAGATCCTTCCATGGTTATTGCACCCCCTGAAAAGGAAATTCAGACACCCAATTTTGATATTGAAGTTGATGTTGAATGGGAAGATATGCAGTCTGTTATCAAGGCTTCAAGCGTTCTTCAGCTTCCAGAAATCGCTTTTGTTGGTGAAGATGGAAAGTGTTTCCTTCGCGCCATTGATAGTGGCAATCCAACTGCGGATACTTATGGCGTTGAACTTTGTGACACAGATGATAATTTCACCCTTATCATTAAAACCGAAAACATGAAGGTTCTACCCAAGAAATACCGCATTTCACTTAGCTCGGCTGGTATCTCGAAGTTTGAGACCGAAGGGCTTAAATATTACATTGCAATCGAATCAAAATCAAGCTATAAGAAAGGCGAATAATGACCGAACAAACAAACGTAAACCTTACCCTACAAGACCTTGCAACTGTCGTCAATGTTATTGACGTGTGTTCACAAAGGGGTGCATTCAAAGGTGAAGAACTTAGTGTCGTTGGGCAACTAAGGGAAAAATTTGCTGCTGTAGTTAAGGCAAACACACCTACAGAAACAGCGGAAGAAAAAGAAGAAGAAACGGGCGAATAAGCCCGTTTCTAACTACACATTTATACATTATGAAAAGGGTGAAAAATGAATATCGATGCCAAAGATGGTGAAGTGTTGTGGGCGCAAAAATATCGTCCTAATCGTGTAGCAGATACTATTCTTCCTGAAAAGACGAAGAAGATATTCCAGAACTTTGTTGACACAAAGAACGTTCCCAATTTGCTGCTATCAGGCCCACCAGGCACTGGTAAAACAACAGCCGCGATTGCTATGTTGAAAGAATTGGAATGTGATTACATCATCGTTAACGGGTCTTTGGATGGTAACATTGACACCATCCGAAACGAAATTACAAACTTTGCATCTTCTGTCTCTTTCATGGGCGGAAGAAAGTATGTGATTATCGATGAGGCTGATTATCTTACACCTAAAGCACAGGCAAGTTTTAGAAACTTCGTTGAAGAATTTTCTAGCAACTGTGGTTTCATTTTCACATGCAACTTCAAGAACCGCATTATCGAACCGCTAAGAAATTCGCGCTTTGCCAATGTCGATTTTGCTGTTGAAACAGAAGAAAAGCCAAAACTTGCAATGCAATTTTTTAAGCGTGTTCTTTCCATCTTGAAAGCAGAAAATGTTGAACATGACGCTAAAGTTGTGGCAAAAGTCATTGAAAAGTATTTTCCAGACTTTAGGCGTGTTCTTAGTGAACTTCAATCATATGCAGCAACAGGTAAGATTGATGAAGGTATGCTTGCCAATGTGAAACAGGAATCTATTGATGACTTGTTCGATATGTTGAAAAACAAGAACTTTGATGGGATGATTGATTGGTGTTCAGATAATGCCGATCAAGACATGAACGAACTGTTTGACAAGATTTACAAGAATGCGGTAAAAAGGGTGAAGAAAAATAGCCTCCCAGGGTTTATTGTAGAATTGGGTCGTTATTCATATCAACATGCTTTGGTTGCCAATCCAGAAATCAACATGGCTGCATTTCTTACTGTCGTGATGTTTGAGGCAGAATTTGTGTAATGTTTCCGTTTGTTAAGAAAAAAGAACAGTATGTCGAATGTTTCTTCTGCGATTTGAAGCCTACGAAAGAACAATCTTTTAAGTTTCAGTATATCGCAGAAGGACAGACATATTCTGTAGATATATGCCCGATATGTGCTGGAACTTTGGAAGGCATGATTGAAATGCGCGACGAATTGAAAAAGGAAGTTGATGATGGAATATAAGTTGTTTAACGGCGATTGCTTTGAAAAGCTAAAAGAATTGCCTGATAACAGTGTTGATAGTATCGTTACAGATCCTCCATATGGTCTTAGTAAAGACCCTAATATGGTTGACGTTTTGGAAGCGTGGATGAATGGTCTTGAATATAAGCATGGTCATAAAGGCTTTATGGGTAAAGAATGGGATAGTTTTGTCCCAGGCCCTAATGTGTGGAAAGAATGTTTGCGTGTATTGAAACCTGGTGGTCATATTGTCGCATTTTTTGGAACAAGGACATATGACTTGGGTGTTCTTGCTATTCGTATGGCAGGATTTGAAGTTCGTGATCAATTGGCATGGGTGTATGGGTGCTTGAGTGAAGATACAGAAATAGCAACACCATTTGGCGTAAAACCATACAATACCATAAAAACAGGCGATCTAGTATTGTGTTATGATAAATACAAAAAAGAGTATAGTTATCAACCAGTAGAAGAAGTTTATGAGTATGATATCAAAGATACCGCCTACAGAATACAATCAGATAATACAGACCAAATCGTGTCCAGAAACCATCGTTGCCTTGTTGAACGAAATGGAAGAGAAGTATTCCTCTTTGCAGAAGAACTTAGTTCGCAAGAGAATATACCCTTTTTGGAAGATTTGTCAACATTGCAAACAACCCTTTCAAACTCATTCGAGGGCGCAAGCAACCAGAAACAAAACTTGCTCCAAAACATGCAAGGAATCATTAATTGGAATCAAAAATTCTGGTGGGAAACCACCAGAAGAGCGTTCTGGTATGGAACAAGCAGCTTGCAAAGTTTGTGGAACTATATTTTTCCGAAACAAAAAGCATTTGGAACGTGTGAAAATTCCAGTATGTTCTTATCAATGCAATGGTGCCATTCGTGGGGTGGAGTGGAAACAACATGCACACAAAGGCAGGAAAAGTTGGAAGCCAGAATCCGAAAAATCATTAGTAGAAAGAATGACGGGGGAATCGAATCCAAGTTGGAAAGGTGGGGTGACATACAAAAGACCAAAAGGGAATTACAAGGGGGCGAAATACATTCGTTGTCCAAAAGAATTCTTGGGAATGTCACGAAAAGATGGTTATATAATGGAACATCGTTTGGTGATGGCGCAAACTTTGGGGAGGATTTTGAAAAGAACAGAAGTAGTTCATCATATAAATCACAACCCACTGGACAACAGAATAGAAAATTTGATGTTGTTTGCGAACAACAGCGATCACAAAAAATTCGAGAATGGTGGGGACATAAAACCACTTTGGCAACCATAACACCTTTTGAATATGAAGGTAAGATTTGGTGTGTAAAAGTTCCAACTGGTTCTTTTGTTGCTGTCAGAAATGGAAAAGCTTTCACAACAGGGAATAGTGGATTTCCGAAATCTATGAATGTTTCCATGGCTATTGATAAATCATTTGGCGCAGAACGTGAAGTTGTTGGTCAAAAGTTGACGGGCGGTATAAAAAGACCTTCAACTGCTACAAAGAGTAGCAATAATTATGATGAAAACAGTACACATGGTTATTCTTCTGGTCAAACTTTAGTTCCCGTTACCGCACCTGCAACAGACCCCGCCAAACAATGGGAAGGTTGGGGGACGGCATTGAAACCTGCATATGAACCTATTGTTCTTGCAAGAAAACCTTTGATCGGAACAGTTGTAGAAAATGTTTTGGAACATGGAACAGGCGCAATCAATATTGACGATTGTAGAGTTGCATATGGCGAAGGTAATGAACCTATACCGCAACTAAAACAGGGTAAAACGCAAGTAAATTCTTCAAAAACTATGTATGATGGGCAATCGTTGAACAAATCCAATACGAAAGCAGTTATAGGGGGTTCTCTTGAAGGTCGTTTCCCCGCCAATCTTATTCATGATGGTAGTGAAGAAGTCGTTGAGCTTTTCCCATATACAAAATCAGGAACCATTACACCAGATCAACAAGCAAAAGGTGGATTCGCAGGTTCTGGTGCTGGTATCATTTATGGTAGTGCAGAACGTGGTGGTGTAAATGGTTTTGAAGGTAATGAAGGAAGTGCGTCACGTTTCTTCTATTGCGCCAAAGCATCTAAATCTGATCGCGATGAAGGTTTGCACAATTTTCAAGAAAAGCAAGCATCTGGCCTTCCACTAAGAAGCAAAGATTTACAATCAAATGGTGAAGGGTTGGATGGGACAAAGACATTCCGCGAAACCACAAGGAAAAATATTCATCCTACGGTTAAGCCGACTGAACTAATGCGCTATCTTTGTAGATTGATTACCCCGCCCAATGGAACAGTTCTTGATCCATTTATGGGTTCTGGTTCGACTGGTAAAGCGGCCATGTATGAAGGATTCAATTTCATCGGTATTGAATTGGACCCACATTATTTGGAAATATCCGAAGCAAGAATCAAGTTTGCTATAGTAGATAGGACTAACAACCCAAGCAAAAAGGTTGCAAAGTCCGATAAAGTAGTGTATAATGATCAAAATCAGGATGATAATTTGGGGAAATTTTTTGGATGAGTGAAGAATACATTTTGACCGATTGGATTAAATCGGTCACGCATAACAAGACCGATTTGATTGGTAATAGTGAATATCCAGAAATGGTAGAAAAGCAATATCTTCCATTTATCATGAACAAGATACTTGGAAGGTTTGCAGACACTATTCTTCATGCAAATGAAATGAACATGAACCATCATCTTTCAAATGATGCCCAATACAGATACTATCTTAACGTGTTGCGTCCTAAAAACAGATACAAGAAAAAGCATGACAAAGACAAGAAGCTTGAAGATAATCTTGCTTTGGTGCAAAGGTATTATGTGTGTAACAAGACGGTTGCTAGACAATACTTGAATGTTATAGGCAAAGAAGGCTTGGAACACATCAAGGAAAAAATGAACGTAGGTGGAGACAAATAAGGCGTTATATAAATATCCTTGTGACTGCTAGTCATGATTAATAACAATAATAAAAAGGTGATAATTATGAGCGACAAGGATATTTTTAGGGGAGTTGGTGTTGAAGTCACGTTGTCACAACCCGACGACTTCTTGAAGATCAAGGAAACACTTACAAGAATCGGCATAGCATCGCGTAAAGAAAAGAAGCTATACCAATCCTGTCACATCCTACACAAACAGGGAAGATATTCAATTCTCCATTTCAAGGAGTTGTTTATCTTGGATGGAAAAGATAACAATTTCGATGATGAAGATAAAGCAAGACGCAACACGATTGTCAATCTTCTTGAAGAGTGGGGATTGTTGAGTATGGTAGATGGTTCAAAAACAGAAGAACCAGTTGCGCCACTAAACAGAATCAAGATTTTGTCTCACAAGGAAAAAGACCAGTGGTCCTTAGAATCTAAGTACAATATCGGTAAGAAAAAGTGAAAGGTATAATATGAAAGTATTTCGACTTAATGAAAACGCATCAATTCCAGAGTTTGCCACAGAAGGTTCGGCATGTTTTGATCTAAGGGCATGTTTTGATGCCACCACTAAAATCAAAAATTTCAATCCGCACAATAAGCTTATTGAAATTCCAGTCAAGCAAGCTGAAAATGGATTCCAATTCCAAGTGCAACCACAATTTAGAACATTGATTCCTACTGGACTTGTCTTTGACATTCCAGAAAAATATGTTCTAAAGGTGCATTCGCGTTCTGGAATGGCTATTAAATATGGTCTTACATTGGCTAATAGCGTTGGTGTTATTGACTCTGATTATGTTGATGAAGTGTTTATATCCTTGTTTAATTTGGGTGATACACCAATCACAGTATATCATGGGGATCGTTTGGCACAGGCTATGTTGGAAAAAATTCCTGCATATAAGATTGAAGAAACCAAGCGCAGACCCACACAAAAGACTTCGAGAGAAGGCGGTTTCGGTAGCACTGGAACCGAATAATAACTTTTCCTACACAAGAAATAATCCTGTGTAGGAAAACACACAGACAGAAAGGACATACCATGTCGCACATCCCTTATTACGGTGAAGATAAAGATATCGACACTGATAAAAATACAGACACAGACAAGAAAGGAACTAAAAAATGAACAAGAATGGATTTGAGATTCGCCTTGAAGTTATGAAAATGGCGAAGGAAATGCTAGATCACCAATATGCAGAATCGTCTAATGCCTATTGGACCGCCATTAACACAATGGCTGAAAACTGGAACAAGTCGGTAGAAGAACTTGTCGAACAGACTAAGGCCGTAAAACCAGTCATGTATAC